TATCCGCAAAAAGCTCGACTTCGAATGGGCATTGGTTACCAATCAAGACGGTTTGGGAACACCGGTATATCCACAGGAAAACTTCGATCAGGTACAAGCTAGCTTTCTGAAGACACTTGCCAACGAGGATATTCATTTCGATAAAATATTCATTGATATATCTTTCCCCGAAGATAATTTACCAACACGCAAGCCGGGTACTGCCATGCTTACCGAATATTTCACCGAAGCATATGATTTAGTAGGCTCATTTGTTATTGGCGACCGCTATACTGATGTTGAATTAGCCAAAAACATGGGCTGCAAAGCTATTTTCATCAGCACCGACGAGGAGATATTGAAGGAAAAAGGACTGACAGCCTACTGCGCATTGCAAACTACAGACTGGAACCGCATCACCGAGTTCCTCTTTGCAGGTGAACGCACTGCCACGGTAAAACGTACCACCAAAGAAACCGATATCCTTATCGAACTGAACTTAGACGGTTCCGGAAAATGCAACATCAACACCGGACTGAAATTTTTCGACCACATGTTGGAACAAATAGGTAAACACTCCGGTTCCGATTTGACCATTCAGGTGAAAGGCGATCTTGAAGTAGACGAGCATCACACCATCGAAGATACTGCTATTGCGTTAGGCGAAGCGTTTGGCAAGGCATTGGGCAATAAACGTGGCGTAGAACGTTACGGGTTCTATTTACCCATGGACGACTGCTTGTGCTCTGTGGCTCTCGACTTTGGTGGACGTGCCTGGTTAGTGTACGATGCTGAATTTAAACGCGAATATGTGGGCGATTTACCTACCGAAATGGTACTCCATTTCTTCAAATCATTCAGCGACGCTGCAAAAATGAATCTGAACATTAAAGCCGAAGGCGATAACGAACATCACAAAATTGAAGGTATATTTAAAGCATTAGCCAAATCAATCAAAATGGCTGTAAAACGGGATATCTACCAATATGAATTGCCTTCTACCAAGGGAACGATCTTTTAGTAGTTTGTAATGTCTTATAAATAAATGAGTTACACCGAAATGTTTTTTAAACTTTTTTATTAGCTCCTACCCTATTGTAGATATATAATACAAATTCAATACTACCTAAAACAAAAAAGCCAACTACATTAACCCTGTAATTGGCTTTTTTGACTTCAATATGCTGGTTTTGAGGTTTACGATTTTTGAAAAAATACTGTTTGCGTAAAGAAGGGAGGGGTGAGGTTTACTCCATTAGTTAATAACATTTTGACCCCATACCCCCTACAGATAGGTTTGAGGGTTGACTAGTAAGTCTAACCACCTAATTGTCAATATGTTTTACAAGTAAAACAACTGATTGTGATAACAATTTCAAATGATACGCAAAAAATCTCAAATGATACGTCGGAATTTTCAAATGATACGCTCGAGTTTGTATGAAAACAGTTAAGTTATTGTGACACAGCGAATTACAAGGTTTCCATATACTTAATATATACTTAATAATTCTATACTTAATGTGGCTGTATTCAACACATAACGGACTACAAACAAAAAAGGCTGCTACATAATTGTAACAGCCTTTTAAATTTGGATTGATTTATTGATTAGTCTTCTAATTCAATATCAATACTTGTATAATCTTCTGAATCTTCTGGATCAATATCATTACAATCAGTAGAATTACTAACTAAATATTTATTAATTAGATCATATTCTTTACTACCTCTTTCGCAATCTTGACTGATTGTCAACAATTTCTTTGCATCAAGTTCAGTTATATCTTTACCGATAACCAGTTCTGCTTCACGTCTTACTACTTCTCTAACTACTACTTTAATTGTTTTACCTTCCATAATGTTGTTTGTTATTTTGCTTTGATTTTTTTTAATTTATCAGCTACCATTTCTGATAGCTGATTTGGTTTGTTTTCTAATTATGCAGCCTGTTCTGCTTTACTTTGTTCAGCAACAAAAGCATTGAACAACTCATCAAGTTTGGTATAAATAACCTGTTCCTTAGTTGTTTCACCTCTCTTGCCTTTAGCTTCTTCAATCAGTTTAGCATCTGATCTTTTCAATGATTTGAAGAAGTCTTCAAGAGTTTTGATAATCAACACTTTATTTGCATCAACTGCATTGTCATACTTTGTAATAAGCCAATCTGGAAGGATTCTTGTTTTTAGAACTGATTCATCCAAAGTTACTTTTGCAGCATCTCGCAATCGTAGACCTCTTTCAATGCCAGTAGTAAATCTCAAACAATCGTTGATCTTACCATCCATTGCATTAGCCAACACAGTTTTGTTGATTTTGTTTTGGAATGTCAACCATTTGACTGCTGCATCCAAAGAATAACCTCTTTTGGTCAATTCACAGATAGCAATTAGCAACGGTAGATTTTCTTTAACAATCATCATTGCACCATTTCCTAAATCTTTCCCTTTCCAAAGATTTGTAACGGTATTGATAACGGCTAGCATCTTTGCAATGCTCATTGTGGTATTCAAAGGATACATTAAATAAAATTCCTTATCGTAACCAACGCCCTCGCTCAGTAGTTCCATATGAGCTTTGAATCTATGACCAGCATCAACCAAAACAACATAATCTGCTGCATTAGCTTCTGTAATTGGTTCATTTGTCCAAAAGTCGACCACATCTAAACCCTGATTGATTGCATCAATTGCATCAACAATAATTGCTGGAATTAACAGACCATTATCAATCATCGAAGCTTTTTTTGACTTCACAATTTTAAGGTCTTGATCTCTGTTACCTGCCAGTTTGGCGATTCTTTTGCCTAATTCGCTTAGGCTAAAAATTGTTTTTTTCATTTGTATATAATTTTGAAATTTTCAAAAGAAATTATTTCCTTTTGACACGACAAAATTACGCCAATATGAAAAGCTATATAGTGGTAAAATAAACCCACCTTTTGCGTTACCCCCTTACCATACATCAATTAAATGTATTAAAGTAATCAAGATTCATTCTTTTTATTTCTGTCTTTTTATATTTCTTCAAACACTGTTTTAAAACATCATCACCATCTAGCAATTTTTTATTTATCAATATCCTTGTAAAATGAATTAACCTTGATATTAACGCCAATTTATTAAATGATACAACATCACCTTTTCTTTGTTTACGTTGATTACCTTGAATATTTTCATTTAAACAGGACATAATCATTTTTGTAAAAAGACACATATGTAAAGATACAATAGCTTCTTTTTCTTGATCTATATAAACTTTTGATCTAGTCATTATGCTACCATCTACTACATTTGATAAGCCATCTTTACACATAAACAATAAATAATAAATTGCAACTGGATTATCAATAACTACACTATGATTTCCCTTAACAGTTAGAGTTATTTCAGTTTTATTTTTAAATGTAAAGCGATCAAAATCATCAATATTATCTTCAATACCTTTAATAAAACTTTTCAAATGTTCTTTTGGACTTTTACCAATTAATTTACCTGTTATACAGGTGCAATATGTAAAATCATATACAAATAAAAGTAAATACCAAAACTTTTCAGAATCAATATTTAACGCAAACAAAACCTTTTGAATTTCTTTCCCATTATCACTATTAAAATAATCTTCGTATTCAAATTTGTATTCTATTTTCCGATTATTATACCTTCTTACAAATGTGTATAATGTTTCAAAAGATTGATATAACATAGGATTACCATTTTCATCAAAATCAACATCTGGAAAATGACTCATTGCCATACCAGCAATATAACTTAATACTGGTTCTTCTATACAATCGTCAATATCAAACTTATCTACTACACTCATAATATTGTTGTTTTTTGACAAAAGTAAAAAAAAGTCTGTAATCAACAAAGACTACAGACTTCAACTTATTTACCAATCTTTTTATAGTGGTAATCTACCCCAAACAAAGCACCTGCAAAGGTGCATATTTCCCCAAAGGCTACTAATACACTATTGTGTATAATTCCAATGGGTACTACTCAAAAACCCATAAATAAAAGGCATATCCCTGCCAACACTAATACACAAGCTACTGCTAGTTGTACGTTCAATTTTGTTTCTTTCAAATTCATTCTGTTTTGTGTTTTAATTGTTAATTAGTCGTATACATCAGTTAGGTTATAATTCAATGTTACTTTGTAGTTCTTTAATCTTGTTGTAATTGGCATTATATTATCACCACCTAAAGTTACCCAGTTCATACCAGTTAACCCATTGGTATCAAAAAATATATTACTTAAATATACACCGTTGGATAAATAACCCTCATCAACTGTTATAGTTGTATTATTATATGATATACTAAGAATAGTTCCAACAACCGCATTAATTGTACACTCTGCAAATGCATCCATAAAACCCATTGTACTAGGTGGAAAATTCCATACCCAAATCATTTCACAAACACCATTACCACCACTGTAAGTAGCTGTGCCATCATTCCACATTATCTCTCTATTTTCGTTAAAATCAAAAAACACACCTGCATCGTCATAAGCACTTAAATTGCAATTTAAAGAATAAAAACTAAACCTAGTATCTGAACCAAAGTATGTACCATTACTTGTTTCATCAACTCTAATCCACATTCTAATAATTAAAGCTCCATTTGTTAGAATGGGTGCATCATAGTTTATTTGTAAAGCATCTACTTGTTTGTAACCATTAATTTTTAAATCAATTGGAATGTCAAGCGGTTGATTTTTTAATATAATGCTTCCATTATATGCGCCATTGGTTACAACTGAATGTGGATTAGTATCATCTAAATTGTGCCAACTTTCTGACCCAACGCCCGCACCGCTTCCAACTGGAATAGTGCTACCTGCATACCAATTATGAAACTGATTAGTAACTAACTTGAATTTATTCAAATCAGATTTATAAATTATATCACTGAAACTATTACTTTGTGTTAATGTAGTAAATGGGTTGTAATAAGTTAATGAATTAGTTGTACTATATGGGATTGTTGTTAATTGTGTAAAGTTATCATTTGATTGTGATATACATTTGACTATTGTATTATTCATCCCTTGAATTTGTCCCGAATCTTTAGCTTCTGCATATGGGTCTAAAAAGGTTAGTTCCTGTGTTATTGTGTAATCAAATTTGAGTTTATTTGTCCAAATGCCCTGTGTACCCATAAATACATTATTTACTTGTACATTTCCCAGTTTTATATTTGCGATATTATTTATCGACCCTGTATTAAAATCTCCCATAGTTTTATTATTATATTATTATGTACATTGTATTAGCATCTTTAGTTAATGCGTTATAACTTGCCAGTGAACCCCTCCAAATGTGTACACCGTCAACTGTATCACTGTTTGCAACATTTTGATTTGCTATGTTACCCGAATGAATAATAGATTGCCAATCGTGCCAAGTTCCTGATGTCATTCTTCTAACTCTTAAATCATCACCCCAAAATGAATTTGCTAATTGAAAAGCATAACCATCGCTACCGCCCCAACTACCACCCGCACAAGTCATCCAGTTCCACCAGTCACCCGATGGCATACCTGTAACAGATGAACCACAATAAAAACCACTTGCATTATTTGAATCTGATGTATTTGCATTTTGTCCAGTGAAATAAGTTGACCTACCTCTTGCATTATCACCAGAAACAATTCTTCCACTATCTATACCATTTATATAGCTTGCATTAACGTTATTTAGACCTGAACCATTACCGTGGAAAATATCTCCAAATATATCACCACTCATATTAATAGAACTACCATATAAGTTATTAAGGTATAAATTTTCTCTACTTCCCCCAGGATTATTGTTCAAATAGAATGAACCATTTGTTCCAATTGATATACTACTTGCAACCAATCCGCCCCAGTGAAAGCCTAATCTAGGGGCTGCTTCAACAGCTGTATTACCACCTTGCCCCAATGGTTCTCTAACACAAACAGCATAGTTATAGCCCTGCCCTAATACACTGGATTGAATACCACCACCGCCACTATTCATTAAATTACTTACTGTTTGACTTCCAATATTACCCGAATGAATAACACTATTATCATTTGTTTTAATCTCTCCGTTAATATATAATCCAGTTGAAGTTATAGTTGATTTAAGATTATTGTCTATGTAAGTTTGATGTTGAACATTAGAATGATATTGTACATCACCATCTGAGCCAACTGTAAACCCATATTCATCATATAACTTAAATTTTAATTTGTCTTTTGTTTTACCGTTCGAATAGTTTCTACCTGAATCAAAACAAGATGGTGAACTTGTTGGGGAATCGGACAATGAAATACCAATTTTAATATTTCCACCTATAGTTACATTTTTGTTTATATCCCATATCAAAGCAGTATTATTAATATTTTTATCAACATTACCTGTTCCAGTACCAAGCCCCCAAGAATTAGAACTTATAGTTTGAATTGCTCCATAATTTGCACCACTAGCATTTATTAAAATTTGGTTTCCTATAGCAGAATTTCTAGTTAAAAACAAATTATTAGTTGATATTTTCTCATTTGAATCTAAAAAACCACTTAAAAAACCACCTGTTAATGGTAAATAGTTAGCAGGGTTGAAATTTACAGAATCCCAAACAGTTCGCCAAATACTACCTGTGTAAGATGTACCTATTGACTTTCTCCAAGACATATCACCATTATAACCTAAATATAACTGTGTTGATATATCACCATTCCAAAAGCCTAGCAATGTGCCATAATATGAGGGTACATTACTAGCACTGCTAATATTATAAACACCTGTTGTGTTTAACAACCCTAAAGTATTTGCATCACCTGTAAATCTGTTCCAATTCATATTTATGAATTGGTCTGTGTTACTATTTGCAGCACTTCCAAATGTTCTATAAGGCAAATAATAGCTTGCAAGTTGACCGCCAAGTTTATCAGAATTAATTGAACTGCCCGCATTAACTGCATAGGCTACAGATAAAGTACTACTACCCCTAAAACCACCATTATACTCATCAAATAATAATCTACCATTTTGTGCATTTGTGGCATCTGTTGCACTTATTACATTACTACCATTAACATAATAACTATTATTATCATAACTAATAGTTGAACCGTTCACCTTTACAAAACCAGTACCATTAAATGCAGGTTGTGAACCTGTTGTTTCAATTGCTGTTACTCTTTGTAGTAAGTTCTTACCAACATAAGCATTAACACTATTTGATATGTCTTCACTTGAAAAAGTACCGCTTAGTAGTTCATCAATTTTATATATTCTAGCTCCTAAAGGTTGACCATTCAAAGTAAAACTTCCATCAACTGGATTTGTAGCTAATACATTGTTATGAGTACCACCGTTAATGGTTAAGTCCTTTATTTTCACTATTCCATTTACATTAAGTTGGTAGCCCTCTGAATATTCTGTATTAATTGATACATTGCCCCCATTTGGGTTAATTAAAAGGTCTTGATATACTCCATCAATGATACTTTGTATAACTGGTTTATTTGTCATTTCTGACCCGCTAAGCAAAAGATTACCATCTGCATTAATATCTAGTTTGATGTTCTTAGAATCGCTTACAAGCTCTAATCCACCTATATTTAGCTTGCCATCTTTATCTAATCCAGCAATATTTTTAGTACCATTTGAAAAAATTCAACCATTACTATTAATAAAATAGTTAGCTGTTTCACCTGTAACACTACCTAATAAACCACCTATAGAAGTAGGTAGCTGTATAATTCCGTTTGTAATTAAATTGCTTGTTTGTTGGGTTAATTGCAAATAATTCAAAGGTGCTGAAACTAAACCAGAACCACCAGAACTATAATTATTAATAGCAGTAGTTGTTGAACCTCTTTGTAAGGCTATATTTTTACTTTGAAATTCCATTTTATTATTGTTTTACTGTTGTTTCTGTTATTTCTTTGATACTATATTCAATAGATTAGTATCATTTTTTATATCTATACTCATACCATCAACAATAAATTTTTCAGTTGGAAAAATACTATTTATTGTTAGTAATGAATACGGTTTAAATATATTAGCCAGCGTTATATTTAGTTTTTTGGCTGGTGTTGAATACTGATTCACATAAGACTGGATAATGTTGTATTCTTGTTTCTGGTCAATTCCTAAAGCCTTTGTTTTGATACTTTGATTGTATGTATAATCTGTACCTATTTTTTGAATAACAGATGAATAATTCAATCCTTTATTTGTATCACTACATACTTTTAAATTCATATCAGAAAATTCATTTACAAACGCTGTATTGATTACGTTTTTATATTCTGTATCTGTTTCCGCTTTTTTCTCACTTGTAGGTTTAACTAACTTGATGTCAAAATCTTTCAATCATACAGCACCACAAGTACCACCCTTATATATTTCAGATGGTTCATATAATGAAAACTCAATATCACCGAATAACATATCTGCCTTTTTAATGGTTATTTTATTACCAACTTCATTTATAAATGCTGTTGTATCAACTTCGTTTAATATGTTTTTCCAGTTGTTATAAAGATGTCCATCTTTGTATTCAAACTTAATTGGGAAAGTCATTTCAATATTAGTTCAATACTTTTGATAACCGTTCCAGTATTTATTTCCGATCTTTAATTTTGCATATAATAATACGTAAGTTGATAAATAATAATCACCTGTAGATGCTTTTTTACTTTCATCTATATAAGCTACATTAACCGCTGAATCCCAATAAGCAGAGCCACTAATTATTAAATAGTAATCATCATAAAAATAACTACCCTCATTGCTTGATGAATATTTCAGTACAACATTATTTGTACAGTCAAGCCAAGTTTGTAAAGGTAATGCGCCAGTTGGTGCAACATATCCAGACCTATAAAGACAAACATAATCAGAGAAACTAACAGAAGAACTTAATGCTACATTATTTTCATAGTTTGCCATTCTTACAAAGGATGCACCCTCTTTAGTTGATATTGTATCATAATCAAGTTCGGTTAATTCAGACCAAGTACCACCAGTTTTATTATATGTTTTGTATTTATCATTTTTGAAATATTTAAACACATAGTTCTTACTTCCATAAGTTTTAGGAATAGAAGAAAACCAGTTTGTTGTTCCTGTTACTTTTGTAATGTTGGTTAGATCATCATCAGAAAAAAACTCTGGTATCAAACTATCATTTGTGCTTACACTGGTTTTAATGCTTACTTGATTATAAACCTCAGCTAATTCAATACTAGCACCATTCGATTTAAAACTTTCATTTGTAACATCTACTGTATTACTTAATGTTGTGTAGCCAGTTGAATAATTCAACCAATTGTTTGCAGTAGTATAGGTATGATAGTTTACAAATCCACCTTTTATATAATCATAGTTCAATATATAAACCTCATCACCATCTGCTACAATTGTATAGTTTAGGAATTGAAGAAGCTGTGTTAGTACTTCTTTGTATGTTATTGCTTCGTTATCATCAAAGAAATTTTGCTCAGCTACGAGTAATTTATCTATGATTTTTTGATCTTCAAAGCCCGGTAAATAGTTGTTTTCATTCACGTATATTTTAGAATAGCAATTACACTTTTTGATGATATGAATCAATAAATCTTCAAAGCTTTTTATCTTTCTGTTTACAAGATCAACCGTTTCAAATTTGTAATTGTCTAATGTACTCAAACCATCTATTGCTTCTAATTCAATACTCTCATAAAGTTGTTCAAAGCCTTGTGTATATATGTTTGGTGTCAAATAACCAACTCATTTAATCATATTATTATCAACATCTCTCAATGTCATTTTAGTACCTTGTGCAGTTGCTGAATAAAGGTTGAAATTGTAACTATCAGATATAATTGTACAAGTTGCATTTGATAATTTCAACGGCTCGTAAATTGTACTATTTGTATTTAATTCGATTTTAAATGGTTCATATGAGAAAATTATCTCAGATGTTCCACTATTGCCATCATTTACATTTATATCCACTTGATATAAAGTGTTATTTATGCTTTTAAATTGTCCTGTGTAAATCATTATACTCTACTTTTTTTACTATTATAATTCTTTAAAACTCCATTTAAAACACTACCTTCAAGTTTAAACACTACCTCACCACCGGAAATGGTACTTGTTCCATTTGTAGAGCCTTGACCATTTAATAGAGCAAATAAGTTACCTTGTTGACCTTGATTTAATATCATTTCACCAGCGTTTACTCTAGCTAGGATTTTATCACCAGAAATAGAACCACCTTGTACAATACCACCGTTTGCAAACTTTGGAATACTTGCAGCTAATATTGCGCCTTGCATTGCTCCAATTTGAGCCAGTGCCAGACCTTCACCAACGAAAGGAATAAAAGCATAAGCTGCTGCTGTTTCTGCTGCCATAAGTCCGGTATAAGAAGCTGTTTCTGCAATATTAGTTGCAATTTTAGCTGCTGAAACACCTGCTTCAATTCCTACTTGTGCTTGTTTAGCTAATCCTAAAGCAGTAGTAACTGTTGTTAGATTCTCAATCATTTTTACAACTGACATAATACCATCAACAGTATTTGTTAGTGCATCTCAGATTGAAAGAAACTTTTCAAATCCAGAAGCATCTACATTACTAATAGTGTCAGATACGGCTTTAAAACCCTCATACATATTTTTAGCACTACCAGCAATATTTTTTACACCATCATATAAACCGTTATTCAGTTCCTTTTGTAAGTCTTTGATGTCTTTCTTCACTTCTGCAAGCTTTAAAGCATCTGACAAACTAGTTGTGTTTTTAAGTGCTTCATCAAGTGCAGCAATTGAACCTACCAAGTCAGAACCAAACTTTGCATTAAGTGCTGTTAGATCACCTTTAGCGTTTTTGATTTGTTGTTCAATATCATCTGCACCGGTATTCTTTTTGAGCTTTTCAACCAGATCACTAGAGTATTTATCATTTACATCTTTCTTATCCTGTAGCTTCTCTACAGCATTCTTTTTATAGTCGAAAGTGTGATCTACCTTTTCTTTTATAGGTAAACTATAATCCTTTTTATCCAGCGTCTTTTTAGCTGCAATTAAGGTTTTTGCAAACTCACTTGATGCTGCATCAATTTTATCATTTGAGAAGATGTTTTTTACCGTGGAGTTTATAAGACTTTTTAAAGCACTGTCATACTCTTCACTGGTTTTTAAACCTAATTTCTTTTCTAAAGTAAGATCTGCTAAAGCATCATTGTAATCATTTTCAACTTTGCCTATTTCGGTTTCTTTTGGGTTTAATACCCCAGCCTTTACATCTTTAAAAATCTTATTCTTACTGCCATCTTTGACCAGTCCACCTATTTTTTTGTAGGTTTCTTTATTCAATTCATCTAAAGCCCTGTTGTATTCTTTATCAGTAACTACACCGTTAGATTTTTGATTATTTAGTTCAGTAAGTGTTTTTGTGTAATCTTCTTCAGCTTTTTGTAAATCGGTTTTCTTTGCTTTCTTATCAGTTGTATCAACTGGTGCAGTGTATGCTTTAGGTTTTCCGGTTATCTTTTCAATATCAGTAGTAACTGTTATTACTTTATTTGATGCTGAATTATAAACCTTTTCATTCGCTTTTTTCTCTTGTAAATCAACATCTAATTTGTCTTTCCAGACTTTAGATTGATATGCTTCATCTGCAACTTGAATAAAACCTTTTTTGTCTTTATTTGCTGCTCTTGAACTCCATATCACTAGTTGCTTTTCATCCTCACTTACTTTATTAGCACTTTCAGATAAAGCATCACCAGCTTTCATTTTTGCATTCACTAAGTAACTTAGTTCTGCTTGTTTTTCTAGTAAACCTATTCTTTCACAGATCTTTGTATTAATATCACCGTTGATTTTTAAACCGCTTTTATCAAACTCATAATTAGTACCAAGTATATTATTTATTTGTTCTAAGGCTGTTTTTCTTTCATCTAAAGATTTAGTTGTGTCTTTGATTATGCTTTGAAGCGTTGAAAGTTCCCTAACTTGTGAATCATTTTTACCAGCATTTTTATAACCGTTTTGAAAGTCTGTTCATATAGCTTTTATTTCTCTTTGTTTCTCTGCTAAGTCTGAGAAATGTTGATAAATAGCAATTAATCCAGAAATAATTAGCATTGGAGCAAATGTTGCAAACGCTGCTTTTAAAGCAACACCAATTTTTGCAAAAGCTACTGTTGCAATGTTTTTAAATTTATTGGCATTATATGCCATTTCATCAAATGCCAAACCAGACATTAAAGCCTGTTTCTTGTAAAATCTAAGTGCAGTTACTTCTAAAGTCCTATAACTTGTAATAATTGCATTAATAGCTTTACCAATAATTAAACTTGCAACAATATTTACAATAGCATTACCAGCCGTTTTAAAGTTATTCATCAACCACTGAAAACCCTGTCCAGTTTGATCTAGTAAGTTCTTATAAATACCACCTACATTTAATTTGTCGGTTAATTCTTTGAATGAGTTTTTTAAACGGTTGAATGAAGTTTCAATATTATCAGTGTTGACATTAGGCATCATTTCATTTAATGCTTTGGCAAACTTTGGTAATACATCAGCACTCATTAATTTACCTGCTTTCATTATCTTATCCAGACCCGCTACAGTTGTACCTGCTGCCCTTGCCATCGCTTGCATTGCAATAGGCATTCTTTCCCCTAATTGACCACGAAGTTCTTCAGCTTGAATTTTACCCTTACCCATCATTTGAGTAACAGCCAGGAACACACCGTTAGTTTCATCTGCTGATAAACCAAACCCTGTTGATGCTCTTGAAAGACTTTCAAACAAAAGTTGTTGATCTTTCATAGACATATTAGCATTAGTAGCTGCTGCTGTAAACTTCGCAAAATTGCCTACTAAGTCATTTACATATAAACCGTATTTTTGAGAAAGAGCAATTAAAAACTTTTGGTTCTTTCCATAAGTTTCTCAATCACCGGAAACGTTTTTTAATGCTGTAGATGTTCTATTCGTTTGTCTGGCAACATCTATTAAATTAGATACAAGTTCACCCAAACCTAAAGAACCGGCACCAAGTGCAGCAAACATTGTCATTGCTTGCATTTGTATATTACGAAGTCCGTTTTTTATTTCACCAGAACCCCTTTTAAAATTCTCTGTCAGTAGATTAATAGCTACTGAGAAACTTAATCTTCCTGCCATATTATTGTTGTTTTTGCTTGTTTATTTTTTCAATTAGATCTGCACTAGATTTAAAAATGTCTGGTAGTTCATCAGCCATACTTTTTAGTTCTGTTTTATCTTGTTCAACTTGTGCTTCAAGTTCCCAAGGGAAAGGATAAAGTTTTACTGGTGAATTTACTTTACTATCTAGGCTAGGTAATAGTGTTAGATATGTTCATAATCTGCTACTCTCCATTTGTTGCTTCACATTATTGTTATAGGCTTCCATATATAAAGAAATATCGTTTATACTCATTTCATTCATTACGAAATTTATATCTAGTCCAGCATTCACTACTAGTATTGCAGCAATATCTTTTATATATGTCTTTTCCCTCTCTGGTTGTTGTTCTTCTACAACTTCGTCTTTGATTTCCTTATTTGAAAATAGTTCAATCAATTTAATTTCTTTGTTGAATTTATCCGAAATGGTTTTACTTATCTTCTTACTCTTTATTAGCTCTAAAAACTCTTCGTAAGTAAATACCTCTGGATTGTTTGAAAGTACTATACAGTACATCAATTTTAATAAATCATCTGCATTTGTATAGTCTATTTCATTGAATGATTTATTAGTAAACTGTTCAAATTTGATGATACTTTTAATGTTTAATTTTATATTCATATCAATTTGAATTTTAAAAACAAAAGGCGGTATAATCACCGCCTTTTAAATTTTGATCTTATAATACTGTTACTTTAGTCAAAGCACCAGAACCTGTTAAAGATACAGAACAAGATGCTACAGCATCACCTTCTGCTTTTAAAGATAAAGATGCAATGTGTGCTTTTCCGCTGTATAATCCTTTTGTCATTGCAAAAGTTGTAGAATCAGTTGTAGTACCAATAACTACATCAATTGCATTACCTGCTAACATTGCACCCATTAAGGTATCAAAGTTTGCATCACCTGCAACCATTGTATATAAAAAGTCACTAGATACTGTTCAAGAAATTACACCCTGTAAAGAGCTTTTGAAGTTTCCAGACATTTTATTAGAAGTATCAATTGCATCTGCGCTAATTGATAAATCACTAGATTTTGTAAAAGCTAAAGGAGTTGAACCGATATACAATAACAGACTATTACCTTTTACTAAGTCTGTATTTACGTCATATGATGTTGGCATATTATTTTATTTTTATTTGTTGTTATTTAATTTCAAATACTAGTATTTGTATGTATTTTTTATCTTCAAAATCTTCTGTTGAATCTAGCAATCTGCATTCGTAATCATAATCAGAAGTGTTTTTATGTTTACCTTCAATTGCTTCATTTATTAGTTGTGCAATTCTTTGCGATCTATCATAGTTATCACTAACAGCACCAATTCAAACTGTACAGTGTTCGTTGAAAACTCCGTAATTTGTATATTCTTTGCCGTACTTGTCACGGTAATAAATTATAAAATCACCTGTTGTTCCTTCTGGTGCTAAAATTGGAAAAATATTACTGTTGATAATAGATTGTAGTTCTACATTTTCAATTAATAGTTTTCTTATGTCAGTAGTTATACTGAATTTTGTAAAAGCTTGTATCATCTTATCCTCTCATTATTATTCTTTGAATCCCTCGTTCAATACCTTCATACACTTTAGATATTGCTGTATTCTGATTAGTATTTATTGCATCAGTTCAGAAATTATTAGCTATCATTCGACCACGATTTGCACCGCTTCTAGTTGTTCTGTTTACTGTTCCCATATCTAAAAGATGAGCGTGCATTCCTAGTTGATTAAAACCACCTATTGCACCCAACTTACTACGCTTTAATTTACTTCTAAATGATTTATTTATATTACCAGTGTTTTTATTACCTTTTAATCTAGCTCTCAAATTAGATCTTCCAGCCCTTAAAAATACGTTTGTTGCAGCCCTTAAACCAGCTTTGATAGTTTGATCTTTTTCAATATCGGTTAACCCTTCAATTGACCTAAATACTTTATCATAGTCTATTAGTGTTGATTGTATTTCCATAGGATTTAATTGTTTATTTTTTCAAGTACAAGATTTAAACTATTATCGAATTTGTTTTCATCAACACTTACAATCTTATATTCATTAGAGTTATAATCTATTGTTAGGTCTGTTGTTATTAGCTTGTTATATCTAACTTTAAATTCGATTTGTGAACTATTAAACATCTCTTTAGCATCTTCACCGTAATTATTTTTAGCTTTTACTTTAGCTGCTTTACAAGTAAATAAATCAACCTTTGATTTAATGATAAATCCGGATTCTGTTTGTGTTTCAATAATCTGTTTAAAGATCAGTTTGTACTTTAGTGTTCCCGCTGGTATCATAATCTAGTTTGAATAGTTTTTGTAGAAGTCCAATAAATATCTATAATTAAATGGTATTTCAGATGCTTTGCCATTCATTGAAACAGATTCACGATTTGCATATAAATTACCAACCATTAATAACATTGCGTGCAATAATGGCAAGGGTAGAACCTCGCCATTAATTGCAGCAACATCAACTAATTTTTGATTAATATGTAATTCAACCGCTGCTTCTGCCACTTGAATTAATGAAGTGATATAACTATCATCTTCAATAAATTCTGTTTCCAGATTCAAGTGCTTTTTAGCTTGTTCGATTGTCAAATACATATATTATAGACTATTTTAAAATAGCTTTTACGAAAGATTCAGCTCTACGAGGTTTAGCATCAAAATAAGCATTGATTACTAATTTCACTTTACCTTGTGAAGCCAAAGAATAAGGATCTACAGTCAAATCAATTCCACCCCATTGTCCAATAACATAATCTTCAAAACATCCAAAGATTACACCATTAGAAGGTACAGCAGAAGTTGTAAAAGTATTATAACCGTTGATTTCTGTTCCTTCCATTAAAAAACCTGCTGCAACACCAGATGCTTTTAAAGTTGTTTTCAAGATAGCTTTAGCAGAAGGTGAAACAATAAACACTTTGTTTCCTTTTACATTAGTAGATTCTAAAGCTGCTTCCATATATACAAGTTCAGCATAATTTACATCTGTAGTATCAGCAACTGCACCGTTTAATAGTCCAGCAGGTTGAGTTGTAGAACCAGCAGCAGAACCTAATATAGTAGCTTCTAATTTGTTTGAAATTGCTTTGATAATATCTCTTTTAAGCATTTCTTCTGCACTTAAAGAATCTTGAATCAAAAATTGTTTTGAAATACTTAATTCAGCAGTAATTCTTTTTGGTTCTAAAGTTACTTCATAGAATATGCCAGCACCATCTGTTGCACTAGCAGTTTCACCAGCTCACAATACACTTGATCCAGAATAAGCAGGAATTGACACATTACCAGTTAAACCAGTCATATATGTTGCTCCAGCTTGAACCATTACTAAATTTGATCTAAGAGGTTCTAAAATTCCAAGTTTATCTTCAGCTATTACTGCTTGACCAGAAGGTACTGATGTTGCAGAAATTGTTGCTCTGGTTTCCATTGGTAATATAATTTGCCCTGAAGCATTTTGTCCAGCAAAACGAAATTCAGCTTTACCTGCATTAATTACTTCTTGTGCTCTTTCGTCTAGTTGACGGTTGTTAGCTATATCATTAATAGCTTTCAATAATGAAAAATTTTCCATAGTTTGATTTGTTTGTTTTGTTGTTGTTACTTTGTTTAGGTTTCTTTTATTATCTTCTTCGATCTTTCTGATCTCTTGATCTATTTGATCCAATTGTATTGTTATTGCTTCAAATTCTGTATTCTCAACATCATTCAATTTTCTAACTTCATTTTCAGCACCAGAAATTAATTCTGTAGCTCGTTTCTTTAATTGGTCTTTTTCGTCTAGTAATTCTAATGTGTTCTTCATTAATTGATTTTCATTTTTAAGGTTTCATAATATCCAGATAGATCTTCAGCTTTTAAGTCAGTCATTTTTCTAAGTGCTACTGTAGTGTCTGGATAAGCTTCTTTGTAAACAGGTGAAACGTCAAACAATTCTTTGAACTTTGTAATCTTTCTTAGATAACCTGTACTTCTTTTTTCCCAAACATCACTATCAATTGTAAATGCAAAGCTTGAAGTGGTAATGTCACCACGTTTTAACCCTTCTAAAAGTTCATCACCCAAAGAAGTGTTAGGTGCTTCAAATCTGTATTTCAATCCTACATTATCAACTTCTAATTTTAATGAACCGGCACCAAATTTAGAGCGTGCCAAAACACCTCTATCTTCACTGTGATTTAATAAGCAAAGTATATCAGATTGTTCTAAAATACCATCTAATGCTTCTGGTTCTATAACCTCAATAAAGCCCCCTAAATCCCTAGATTCTTTATTAAATTTTAAAGCATACCCTTCTACGGTTCTGCTGTTTTCTGTAGTTCTTAATTCTCAACTACTGTTTCGTAATTCCATCATTTTTTTGTGTATTTACAATTTGTGTTTCTTTTACTGCATTTTGCAGCGTAATAGTATTTACTTGTACAAAACTATTATCACCATTATCTATAGCAGGTAAATCTAATTCCTTTCTAATTTCGTTAACTGTCATTACACCAATTTGGAAAAGCTTATTAAAATACTCTGCTTGTGATACTTTATCGGCTCTCAATAAAACAGAAGTATCAAATCTAACATCTATAGTATCTCGTTCAGATGGTTTATATAGTTTGCGTTCAAATTCCAGTTCTATCTTTTCTAATAAAGGGGAAAGTGTATCTGTGAGGAATGCTAACTGTGTAGCTTCTACAGTTGCATAATTAGCTTGTGTAAGATCAAAACATTTCATTGGTGAAACACCAAAGAATCTACAAACATCAATTACATTAAATTGTCTTGTTTCTAAAAGTTGTGCATCTACAGGACTAACTGTTATAGGTTGAAAATTCATATTACCTTCTAATACAGCTATCCCGTTAGGTGTTCCAGTAGAAGCATTAAATGAAGTTTGTCAAGCTGCTTTTAAATCTTGTTTTTGTTCTGGAAGTAGTGAACCATCAACTTTTAAAATACCTGCTAAATTAGCACCACCTTTAAAAAATCCTGCTGCGTGTGCTTCTGAATCTGTAGCTAACCCAAGTGTTAACCTTGCGTGTTCCAGTGTACTTATTCCACGAATACCATCATAACTAAAGTTTAGTATATGAATCATATTAATAGGCTCTACTAAAGCATTAAAACCAGTAATTGAATACATCAATTTATTATTTTGTATATCTGTTGTAACTACTGTTACTCACGAACTATCTATAAATTGCAATGCTATTACATTACCGCTTCGATCTCTTTCTATATAAGCATAAGCATTACCCTTTAAAAGTACACTTTGAACTAATGTTTTCATAAAAGTAAACCTGCTCATTTTATTGTTCGGTTCACTATTTAAAAGTCTGTATGTTGGGTGTGTTTTATGCTTTGTTTTATAACCGTTATTGTCAATTAAATAAGGTTCTAAAGGTAATTGTGCAACAGAATCACTAATCACTTCTACACATCTATAAACAGCAGGTAGAAGCATAGCTTTGTTAGTTGTATAACCACTTTGTGAATTATACATCAAAGAATCAAAAAAGCTTCTTTTTTCTGTTATAGGTGCAGGTGTTGATTTCTTTTTAAATCAGTCATTAAATGCCATTTGTATTATGTTAAATTGTGTTTGAATAATGAGGAACTTGTAAATACATACCTAAAGCTTGTATCATAGAAATTACACCATCAATTTTATTATTGTCTATATATTTTACTGGTTTTGTGTTACCATTTTGATCTGATTTTAAAACTACATTTTTAAAGCAGAATCTGTTGATCTCATTGTTATCAATAACTGCTTTGTCAGATAATATAAGCCTTTCTATTTCTTTGGTTGGTCTATTAAAGTTTCCAATTGTTTGAGAATAAACTTCAAGTGGTAAACCTTTAGCAGTTGCATCAATTGCTCACTGAGTAGAATTATAGCTGTCATATCCAATTACTTGTATATTTACAATCTGTGAATACTTCATCAAATCGTTAGTTATATATTCATAATCGGTTACATTGCCAGGCGTTACAGTTAGTTGCCCTTTTCGCTTTCAATCTTTATATAATTCTTTGTTAGACTTAGTTCTTAAAGCTTCTTCTGGAAGGTAGTAATGAGTTTTGAAATAGTATTTATTATCATTTACAACTAAATAAGAAACAGCAGTTAAATCTGATGTTTGACCTAAATCAACACCAACATAACAAGCTTTACCTTTAAAATCATTTAGATCAATATTTTTACTACAGCTTAGAATATAATCATCTGGTAGCCAAACATTCTCAGAATCACACCAAAGATTTAGTGTTTTAGTTTTTATACCAGTTTCTTCTGATGGGTTGTTTTTAGCCTGTTGAACTTGTTCTTTAATATATTTAGAAGGAACTGTTACACCTAAATTAGGTGCGCATTTAATTCAATTATTTTTATCAGTTCAATCATCATCAACATCTAAAGAGAAGATAGCTATAAACATAGAATCATCTGTTTTTACAGCATTTAGAACTTCTATTGCTACTGTTCTTAGTTGATAGCAGGGTAAGGACTTATTAAAGCCAGCAGTGGTTATTGTACACAAATGAGGATTGTTTCTCATTCCCATACTAGACTTTATTACATCTCTAACTTTGCTGGTGGGTGCTGCGTGGTATTCATCTAGTAAACCAAATGATGCATTAAAGCCGTCTAATTTTGAATCATCAGCGGCTAATACTTTAAGTTTACTGTTTGTGAGGTTGAATTTTATATCTGCTCTATAAGGGATAAAATATTTTGTTTTGGGATCAATACCCTTTACAAAACTAGAACACATATCAAAGGCTATTTTTGCTTGTTCTTTGCTGTTGGCTGCAAGTAATACTTCTGCACCATCTTCATTATCTGCGATTAGATAATACAAACATAATGCTGCTGCTAATGCCGTTTTACCTTGTTTTCTGCTTACTTCTATGTAAGAACTAGAAAACCTTCGTGTTCCTGTTTCTTTTCAGTAGAAGCCGATAATATTGGCAATTATGAATTGTTGTCAACCTTCCAGAATGAAAGGCTTACCAGAATGTTTTCCGGTGAAGTGTTTTAATGTGCTTATAAAGTTGATAGCTCTATCTACTTCATTTTCTCTAAATTCTAAATCAGTTCTTTGTAAATCACTTTTAAATCTGGAACAAGCTAACTGAATATTTTTTCCTGTTATTATAGTTCCAGAAATGACTTTATTTATATATTCATTATATAGTTTCATTTTTATATTGAAAGTAATCTTTAAATCCATTACTAACGGAGTTTAACAGATTGAACGTTATAAAGAATTGTTCATATGCTATTTGACTTTGTATATTTGAGTATTCTTTTAATGTATTAAACGAGATGTTGCAAAAATCAGATAGTAGAATTACAATTTTTTCTGGTAATAAATCTGAATAGTTTAGAATAATATTGCTTACATACAATTTCTGATAATTAATTCTATCATAGAAAGTATCTTTATTTTTTATATTTGTATAATATGTAATAAAATCATTTTTTACATTTTGGTTGTTTTGACTAAAAGCTTCAACATTATATTTTTCTAAAGTATAATAATTACCGGTCTTTCCTATTTTTATATTTTCAATTATTGAAATAGATAATTCATCAATTTCTTTTAAATAGTACTTCATATTTTTTTTCATCATTTTTATTCTCGATATTCTGGGAATAAAAATAGTAAAGGTATAAAACAAACCGGCAGCAAGTATTGATGTGAAAATGGTATAAGTTATATCACCCCATATATCAGCATTATAAAACAACAAACCACAACTAATTGTTGTCCATTGTAATTTATATAAACTAATCCATATTATACATACAATACTTATAAGAAAAACAATTTTATCTTCTCGTTTAAAATATATTCCCATAATATTAAATTTATTTATCTCGTTTCTTTACCTTGTTTTATAAATTGTTCAAACGGTGAATCTTCATCGCTTTCATTATCTTTTTGTATTAGTTTGGTTCTAGCCTTTGCAGTTAGTCCAAATTCTAACATCACTTTCATCGCTTGCGTTTGTGCATCTTTAGCCACCTTAATTAATGGGTGTTGTGCTATATTACCTCTATCACTTTCGACAGTTAAACCATCTTTTTCTAATTGCTTAGAAGCTTTTATAAACATTGAATAATTACGGGCTAACATAGTTAGTGCTGCACTATCAACTTCTTCTAGTATTCCACTAGTTTCTAGTTTTGATAATACATCTTGCATATAAACAGTAGCGTCTTTTTCAATATCCTTTGGTATTTGTCATTTCATATTATTTGGTTTTAATCATTTCTAATATGAACCTAAATGTTGGCTGCCAAATAAAATTATTCTGGATTTTCTTTTAAAAATTCATCAAACATAGAATTGATAAATGATTTCTCATTTCCTTCCCCAGCTTCATTATTTAGTAGGTAAAGATCTTTATAATGAATCACATCTAAAAACTCACTTGATTTTAACAACTTTACGAAATTTGTTTTTGATTTACTTGATAATGCTCCAATGAATACAACAATTGCTTCGCTTCTAGACAATTGAGCTCTGTATAATTTAAAATAATATCCCTTTTTCTCTTCGCTGAAATCATTGCAAGTGTTTAAAATATAGTAAGTGTTCCGAATATATTGCTCCAAAATATGACCATAAACTTCATTTAAAATGTCCCCAACATATTTTAATGCAATATATCTTTCATTGGAGCTTAGATTCTGAATAGGATTGAATTCAGAATCGAATTTATATAATTGCTCATCAGAATAATTAGGTTTAATTTCATTATTTGAGAAAATGGAACTAATATCTTGTTTCAATAATTCGGCAAATAATTTTTTTTTCTCTATTAAGTAGCTATCAGAACCGTTATTAAATCGTTCAAAAGATTTCAATTTTGTCAATGTGTCAGATTTTATATTTAAGATTGAATCATAATATTGATTTTCAGATTTTAAAATATCTTTTAATTTATCAGTACTCATTTTAAACATATAATCATAAATTATATATTCAATTAATGTGTTGTTCAATTGTATTCTAAATTTTTCAAATGCTTCTATCCCACCATATATATTCTCTTTTTTATGTCCTACTTCTTTAAAACATTCAACAAACTTTACGTTATTAAATAGATCTCTGTCTAATTCTAGTAACTTAAAAAACAAATCTCTTTCTTCCCTTCTTATAGTTTCTTTTTTTGCTATTCCTTCCTTTATTTGTGATTCTTTTTTTGCTTCTTCTGTTGCTCTATTTGAGAGAATGAGTGAGTACAAAACACCTAAAAAAGCAAGTAATCCAGTTATTGAGCCAAAGTAACTACCAAATGCGCCCCACTTATTGTAATCATTAGAAAATCCATCGTGAAATTCAAAGAAGTATGAAATAAGCATAAATATACATATCGTTGAAAGTACACCGCCAATTATTTCTAGTACATACGATTTTTTAGAAGATTGATTTGATTTCATAATGTAGATTTTTTGATGATTCACAAAGATAATAATCTTAATTAAATGTTTCACATATTCTATAAAAAATAGTTTTTTGTTAAATGATATTTTATACCTTTGTGTGAATCTAAAACATATTACAACTATGAAATTAACCTCAATGCAAAACCGAATTACAGTAAGATTAGACAATGATATAAATCAAAGTTTAGAAGTAATGCACCAAGCAACCCAAATAGATAAAGCAAAATTAGTCAGAATGATAATGAAAGACTGATTTGATAAAAATGAAGAATTAATAAACAAATACTATGAAGAAACAAAAGCCAACTAAAGAAACACTATTACAATACATATTTGATTATGGAATTGAAATAACTTGTAAATATTGAGATATTACAGAAGATAAATTAGATAAAATACTAAATCCTATTGTAGATTCTAATCCCAAAAACAGAAGTTTAAAAACCAGTTCAATTATTATTAATACAGAAGTATCTAATATAATATCAAGAAATTATACTAAACTCTGATCTAAATATGTAAAAGATAAAGAAAAGCTTTCAATGTCCCAGACTACAGAAGACATTTTTCACAATACACTTTTGAAAGTAATGGAAGATCTATCTGAAATAGAAGAAAAACAAGTACTAGAATATATAGATTACAAGCTTAAAATGGTAAATTTCCAGATAAAACAAGATCAAAAAGAACTATACAAACATCAAATATATTTGGAAGATGCCAACGATCAATCGACCCCAGAAACAGAGGATTAAATCTGATAAAACAAAGGAAAGACAAGCCATTTATAATACCACTAGATGAAAGAAACTAAGGCTAGCTAAAATGATGGACAATCCACTTTGTGAGGTCTGTTTATTAGCTGGAAAAGTAACCCCAGCTGTAGATATACATCACATTGATAGTTTTATGAATTATGAAGGTTTAACCCGAATAAATAAAGCCTACGATCCAACCAACTTACAAAGTATCTGCAAGGAATGCCACCAGAGGCTTCACAACCCCCAAATCCCAAAATCAGCCCTCTAAAATCCCGAAATTTAGGCTACAATTACACCTCACAACTATGTTTAAGAAATATCATACTTTATAGATTTTTAGTGAGTTAATATCGGTAACTTTGTATCAGAATTTAAAAAGAGTAATTGTCGTGAGTTACTACCTTGAATGCTGTTTAATTTGATTTTTTGGAAATTAGGCGTTTAAAATACGCCTAATTTTTTAAATCCGACTCCCCCAACTTATAACGAGGTACTAGAGATTTTTTTGGATTTTTTGGGGGGAATAAAAAAATACAAATTAGAAATAGATTAAATCAAAAATCACAAATAATTTAATACAAATCAACTATGAAAAGAACAATCACTGTTTCAGCAGAATTAATTGAAAAAAGAGCATTAGAAGGTTCAAAAGTTTACCTTTCTGACATTATGAATTTAGAACAAATGTATAACACGGTATTCAATAAAGCTGTTACCGGAATAGGTGGCACATCACTAGCATTAGATTCTGATAAAGATATAATTATTCTAATGCCATTTAAAGAAGTCGTAAACAATAAAGAAGGATATAACAAAGATGTGCTTACAGTTAAGGAAGGTGTGACACAAGCATCAATTGTTGAGTATTTAAAGACCTCTACAACCCGAAAAATAGTTTCTACCTATGACGGACTAAGTAAGCTATTAAAAGCGTACACAAAGGCTAATTTGAATATTTATGATGACTTTTTACTTGTTGATGAATGACAAGTTATATTTCACCAGTATTTACTGAGAAAAGAGGTAATGAATTTACTACTATCTGAGGTGAAGAACTTCAATAAAGTGTGCTTTATGACTGCAACACCTATTAAAAGAGAATGGTGGTTTAATGAGATAAAACATTTAGATGAACTTGAATTAGTTTATGAATTACCATTAGTAGAAGTTAGACATATAAATGTAAAAAGTATTGAAGATGAATCTGCTGCAATTTGTAGAACTACTTTAAACAAAGAACATAATGCACACATATTTTGTAACTCGGTGGACTTTATAAACAAAGTAACCAAATCACTTAATTTGAGAAAAGAAGATGTTAGAATAGTATGTTCTAAAAGCAATGAAAAGAATGCTGCTAAACTATCTGGATATAAAATAGAATCAACATTAGACCCTGTAAAGAAGATCAATTTTTATACTTCTACTTGTTTTGAAGGCTGTGATATTTTCGATCCAAGCGGTAAAATTTATGTGATGTGTGATGGTTCAAAAGCACATACTTTAGTAGATATTAGTACTACTTTGGGGCAAATTGGTGGTAGAATTAGAGATATAAAAGATAATTCAATAGATTTGATTTATAAACAATCCAGATATGTGAATGTAACGAAAGAGCAATTTGAAATAGCCACACAATCAAACATCAAAAAAGCAGAAGAATTACTAGCAGAAAGAAACACTGTTTTTATTGATTTCTTAGATATTGATAAACTAAACAGTGTCTATTTGAACATTGAAGAAGTAGATGGTAAGCCGGATATTAAATTTGAAAAGATTCTTCTAAATATTGATTGTGCAAACTTTGAATTACAACATACTTATTCAGTAAAAGCTAACTTAATAGCTGAATTAAGCGGTTCATTTTCTGCTGTCACTATTGTAAAACCCTGAGCTGAGGAATTAGAATTATTAGAAGTTGAAAGACTAAATAAATTATCATTCAAACAAAAATGTGAGTTATACAAAGAATATATTGAAAGTTCTGATGTGTTTAAATTCACTTGTGACTTTGACAAAGATGTTGTAAAAGCTTTTGAAGTATTAGGTTATGATGAACTAGAAAGATTATCATTTCATAAAAGTAATATAGAACGAGTTATAATTTCTAAGTCCAATTTATCAGAACCAAATAAGATATTTAAACTTTTAAAAGCGTATGACTTAAAAACTGGTTCAACAATTAGTAATGCAGATGCTAAATTATTAATAGCAGAAGTTTATAATAAATTAGGAATAACAAAAGCACCTGCTGCTTCTCATATTGAACACTATTTTAATGTTGAGAAAGTAGACAAAACAGTAGATAGAGTTAGATTTAAAGGTTATAAAATCATTTCAAGTAAAGCAATATTTATAAATTAAATCCTCAGATTATCACCAGAATTATTTTTAACAAATAGCTCCACTTATAGAATTTTAATAAATTAATTTTTGTAATTTTGTATCATAAATAAAGCATTAAATATAAGTACTTTAAATACAAAATATAAGTGTAGTGTAGTGATAACACGTCTGCTTTCAACCAAGAAATCGAGAGTTTGATTCTTTCCACTTATGCCTATAAAAATCAATCAACAAAACAACATTTAAATCACAAAACAACAATGACAACAGCAATTTTTATTACAGCCTTCGCTTTATTCTGCATTTGATTAGGTGCTAAAATAGCAGAGTTTATCACAATGAAAAAGATTATCAGATTAAAAAATAAGCAGATAAAACAACTTAGAATGCAAAATCTGATAACTAAACAAAGACTTTATATTGAACAATTATTTAAGTAATAATATGAGATCAAATAGAGAAGAAATAACACTAGATTGAGTAAAAGAGATATTAGCTTTAGGTGGAATAACAGCAACCGAAACTACAGAACAATATTCTAAACACGATCTGGACTGCTCAAACGGTGGAATAATCGAAGTAAAAGAAAGATGATTAGATAAATCTAAGTTTTGACAATACAGTGAACAGGGTTTTATTCTGGAAGATATAAAATATAAGTACTTACTAGGTAAAAAGAGCTTGTATTGTAATGTGTTTGATTTTTCAGATTTAAAGATAGCTTTGTTTTGAAACGTCAACCAGATAGAAAGTAACATTAGCAGTTTAGGTTGTAAAGCAACTACATCTTTTGAAAATAACAACTATATAAGTAAACAAGTCCACCTTGTAAATATAAACCAAACTGCATTCATCTTTTTATATGAAAATGGTGAATGAATCAGATCAAATAAAGAAACCCTAATTACCAAACTAAACTAACGATGAAAGAACAAACAGAACTACAATTCAAAGTAAGTATTGAAGATGCAAACATTCTATTGAATGCACTAAGTACACAACCATTTAATCAAGTTGCTAAACTGATTAATAACCTACAAAAACAAGCACAAACACAATTACAACCAGTAAAAGAATAAACAAAATGGGACTAACTAAAAGAATCGACTTTTTAAACGGAGTAGTAACAGAATCTGCTTACATAGTTGTAAGCAATATTACTATTGACTGAGATAATAAAACTGCTAATATCAACGTAAAAACATACCTAGATAAAGCCACAAAAGAAGCAGGTTTACAACCAATGCAAACAGATTATCTTCATATCTCAGATAGTGTACTTCCAATGCAAACAGAAGCACCAGAACTAAACTTTACGACTTACTTTTCAGATGGTAATACTAAAGTTAATGCTGAAACTTATTTGCTGACACTGGATAAATATAAAGATTGTACTATTGTTGAATAAATGGAATTGATACAATATGTTCAGCGGTGGGATTATCACAAATCAACTCACTATATAAAAATGGATATAGATAAAGTTGTTTATTCTTTTGAATTTAATACATTGACTAATCCAGATGAAATTGTATTATCTGGTGTATATGTTCAAGAAGATTATAGAGGTAATAATTATTTCTGTGAAATTATGGATATTGTATTAAAATTGGATTACAAAAAAATATGAATACAGGTTTTAAAAGATTCTAGTATAATTAATAAATACAAAGAATACGGATTTGTTTATGAATTTGAATATGATGATAAATTTGACTGGTATTCCAGATAAAATAAAAGCTGCTTGGTTAATTCCAAGTAGCTTTTTTGGTTTATTAGAACTTATTTGTATTCTTTTTGTTTTTAAATTTTATAGAAAACAAAATTAAGTGTAGTCCTTACAGCAACTTATATCAGCTTTAACGACTTTATGTAACATAACTCTAAATATTTAAAATTATGCAAAAACGAATACTAACAACTATACTAACACTTATATGTGTGATTGATTTGAATGCACAAGCTGGACTGAAAATGTTAAACCAAAAATCAAGCATCCCAGTAAATAGTAGTGAAAACAGTAAAGTCAACCTTGTTGTAAAAAATGAAAAGGTTTATAAAACACAAGATATAATTGAATATAACTACTTGACAAAAGAAAAAACTGAAATACAAAAAGTAATATCCGATATTATTAGTTTGTATTATGACAACTCAGATCCCAATAGTGATTCAAAATTACTTGACTCGAAAAAAAGGAAATCCGATTTTGAAAAAGTTGACTCGTTAAGAAAAGTATTGAAAATCAAATCTATTAAACAGGATTCTTTGTATTTATCTTATACAAAAGACTTATTGAATTACAGCTGGATAAATGCTGGTTTTTGGGTAATTAAGTCTAAAGCTTTATTTGATATAATTTATAATGGTAATGGTCAGAAGTTTAAAACACTTGGTAATACAGGATTCACTTTTGGTTCAAATAGCGCTTCAATCTATTCTGAATTAGTTAGTGGTAATCTAGGTATGCTAAGAGTCAGTTTGGGATCTATGATTTCAAGTAATAATAATGATAGTACACAAGTTGCTAAAAATGAGGAAGCTTATCAAAGACTTGTGACTTATGGTGGAAATACAGTTTTAAATTTTGAATATCCACTTTTGTATATACATTCAAGAGATAGTCATTATAACTTAATTTCTAGATTTATAGTTAGAGGTACATCTGATCTTCCTGCTTTTGGTACAAGTACAGAAAAATGGGCTGGAAGTGCTTCTTATGGGATTGATTTTTATGGTGATGCTTCACTGGATAATAACAAACTTCGTTTCTTTATCAATTATAACACAAATAAGATTTATGGTACAGATATTTACAGAAACAATCTTGGAATTACAAACAATAACTTCACTTTCGGACAACTTTCTTTAGGATTGGTTTTCTTAGAAGTTTTCAAAATATCGTTCACTGTAGCAACTTTTAGTTCTGAAGAAAGTCTAAGAAATAAGAGTATTGTTGGTGGTGGACAAGTTTTAAGAGAGTAGATGTAATAGTTAAGTTTAAGTTGGTGTAAATCTCACTTATAACTAAACAGTAATTGTTTTACGCTTCAAGATTCATAACGTTGTTTTCATAAAAATAGGCTGATAGAGTGATCTAACAGCCTTTTTTATTTAGATATAACAATAAAAATATTATTATTTGAAAAATTGATTGTATTTAAATTATTTTTACAACTTATACGCAGGAGGTAGTTAAATATGCATTTTTAAAATCTAAAGCTTTAGTTTTGATTATTTTTACATTTTAATAAAATATACGCAAACACAAAACAGTGAAGACATACAAATAAAATAAGTATTGGTAAGATACAAAAGCTATTATAGCGTTTACAATTAAAATGGCATCCATTAGCTTTTACTTAAACAAATATTTATTTCATTTGTAGATTAATGATTAGGTAATGATAATATTTGAATTTATAAATAGTAATTTTATTTCTATATGTACTTTTATAGGTACTGTATGTGCTATATATGGTGCATACAAAGATAAAACGCCTACTGTTTGTAGATATTCAAAAAAGATTGCTACAACTCATAAAAAAGTTAGTTTGGATAAATCAATTAACAAACAAATTAAGCCAACATTTAATTTCACTCTATTTAATATAACTATCAATAAGTGATTGTTGATTAGATAATTCTAGGTAAGTATTTTAAAAAAAAGCCACAAAATAACACGAACTTTACTCTTGTTTAAAAAAATACATTAACTTTACATATTGCAAGTTAATGCTAAAAACAATAATTTATATTAGAAATGGAAAAACACGAATTGCTTAGTATTCTGTATTCAGAAAGACAAAGATTAGCCGCTAAATATACAAGTCCAGGCTGGAATTATTGGGTATTATTAGGTGCATTAGTTTCTAGTATTTTATACTTTCTTGATCTTGACCCAATAAATAAATTTGAATTGAATAATGTATTATCTGCTATTGTGCTTCTGATTTTCTGTTTTGTGATTCCAATTTATTCTTATATGCTATTCGTTAAGAAGAAAAATGAATTTAAGGAAGGCAAATTGATTGATGTTTCTAAATCATTGAAAAAATATATCAACATAACGGTTTTAGTATGTTCAATTATTCTTTTAAGTTTATTTGTCTGTATCGGGATTTTCAAAATAGACATTTATAGCTTTAAATATCCGATACTTACCTTAGTGATTTTCGGATTAATATATATTATTTGTATATATGGCACTATTAATACCTTATTTTATAAATTTAGATTTGGCTTCGTCTTTGGGAGTCTATTGTTTGTTAGTATTTTATCGATAGCTAAAATATTTCTTAATTATTATGCAGAAAATTGGACTGGTATAGAATTCAAATTTTCAGTAATTATAATTGTAGTTATAACTATTATTTTTTATCTATTTAATCTAAGTAAAAATGATCTTTCAAGCATTGATACACTTATCGACAATACTTTAAGTAGTGATACATTAGATTCAGAATCAACATTAAAACTACTCAAAATAATAACTATTGATTATTCAATAAAATCAATTTTTGATGAACGGATTAAATATCTTATTACTGTAAAATCTAACATAGATATACAACTAAAAGAGATTGATGATTTACTTAGCAATTTCAAAGAAATAGTTGATGCTGATACTGATAATGTCGAGTTAATGAACAAAGTTAATGATAAATGTAAGAAGGGGAGTGATTTTGTATTTTCCTACGTAAATGAAATTAAGGCGATCTCAGATTCAATTATAAGTGTATCTACTTACATACAAAAAGATAATAAAAAGAAGAAGCAACTTGATGAAATAGTAGAAATCTTATCCTCTATTGCTATGGAAGCTTCAATAACAATGGAATTAGCCGTTGATAAACACGCCAAATTAGCTGAAATTTTAGCTTTACAAAATAAAAAATTAAACTCGAGAAAAAGAAGGTTGTTTAATAAAAATATAAAACTTAAAAAATTACTTGAAACTTGTAGTCGTTGTGAACACAATTTACTGAATTCTAAAACCAATCTCGAATAAAAACAACATAATTGAATTCCACAATTTAAAGCAGTATTATTTATTCTGATTTAAAAATCCACCTCCTTTTGGGGTGGTTGTTTAATGAAAACAATTAAGTGAACAAAAAAAGTTGTAGATTTGTAATTCATTATACATAAGTCATTATTAAGACATAACACTTATAAATATTTCAAATAATCTGAACTAATAAAATATGAAAAAGAAATTTATTGGATTTTACAATCCAACAAAAGATGAAATAAATGAAGCTTGGAAAAAAGGAATCTTTGCGTTTGATGCAAATACACTTTTAAATTTATACAGATATACAGATAAAACGCGTGATGACTTTTTGAATGCGTTAAAGACTATAAAGGAAAGATTATTTCTTCCATATCAAGCTGCATTTGAATATCAAAACAATCGTTTAGAAGTTATTGATAGTATTGAAAATTCGTATGATGAATTATATGAAGTTTTTCCAGAAAACTTTGATAAGTACCTAAAAAGCCAAATTAACAAACACAAGAAGCATCCTTCTATTGTAATTGAAAAGATCATCAAGCTACATAATGATTTTTTGGAAAATCTCAGTAATGAACTTAATGAACAAAAATTAAAACATCCGGATTTTCGATCCAAGGATGATGTTTTGAATGAATTAACTGACTTATTTGAAAATTCAGTGGGTGAAGAATTCTCTAAAGAGGATTTGTTGAAAATCTATAAAGAAGGAGAAAGTCGGTATTCAAACGAAATCCCTCCAGGTTATAAAGACCAAATAAATAAAAAAAGTAAAGGACAAAGACACATTTATGGTGACCTAATAATTTGGAAAGAGCTGATTAATAATGCCAAAAACAAAAAATATCCATTAATTTTTATTACAGATGATAGAAAGGAGGATTGGTGGACAATTCAAAAAGGGAAAACTATAAGACCTAGAGAAGAATTAATTAAGGAATTCTTTGATATTACAGGAATTAGAATTCTTATATATAATGCAGATAATTTTCTATTAATTGCTAAAGAACAAAGACTACTACCAGAATTAAAAGATGAGACTATTGAGGAAGTAAAAGATATTCGAGTTAATGATGAAAAGGAATATAAAAATTTGAATGATATATCAGACAATCTAGATTCACAAGTTGATATTAGCTCCAAAGTAATTGATTTCTTTAATAATGAAAATTACAAATCGATTGATGCATTTGAAGTATTTTTATCACAGAAAAAAATGATGAAAAATTTAGCAGATTATAATGATCTTCCTCATTATAATTATCCACAAGAAGTTCTGGATAAATTAAAAGCTGGATTAGATTCATTTAATTATTCTTCTGAATTTTATAAGCCATTTTCAACTAGAAGTAATAAGAATGAACTTAATTTGCCGCCCAAACTCAAGCCTCATACCTCTAAAAAAACCAAAGAAAAATAATCTAGGACTCTGTAAAATACGTGTTTTGGATTAAGTTTTTCAATTATAAGAAAAATGACAATCAATTATTGGACGGTAATAAATTGATTTTATTAGTAAAAAAAGCTACTTAGATAATTCTAGGTAGCTTTTTTGTATAACAGCTTTCGAGGGTGGGACATATTTTGTTATATATACTTGTACATAAATTTATAATTATCATAAGGAATCAGTATGATTCCTCTTCTCATTATATAATGTCAAATAATCAACTGAGATTTTAGTGTTATTGAAAATATCATTAATTTTATGATAATTATAGTCTTCTACTATATCACTAGTAAATATAGGTATTCTTTGATTTGATGAGATTGGACATTTGTCAGTAAAAGAATGTATCCTTGCATTTGTATTTGAATTAATATTATTGTTTACTAACAACTGTTTAAAATCATTTCTTAGATATGTGATATCATTATAAATCAAAGAGATTTCAGTAATTATTGCTGTACCAAGTCCACAATTTACAATTTCAATATTAATAGTTTTAGTTTCACTGACTAAACGTTTACTAATTGCCAATATTGGTACAACTGATAGTGTATTATGCCTTATTGTTTGTTCTAAAGTTTTTCGGTTATAATCTTCAGATTGTCTTAATGATTTTCTGTTGTAATATACTGAATAAAAAAGTCCAAATACACTTAATAAAATTGCAACAATTGAAGTTATTGCTGTTATTAAATTTGAGTATTCAACAAATGATTTTTGATTATCCAAAACAAGAACTTTTACAGTGTCATTCTGTAAAATAGCGTTTAATAATGTCATAGGGTTTAGATGTTGAATAGTATTTCACTGATTAGTAAAATGCTGATAAATGAATAAAATCAATTTGTTTCAGTAGTGTTAAATATATATTTGTTCCACTTCACCCAATAAAATATCAAATTTACTTTGATGGACATAACTTCTACTAAGTTCTCCAAATGAATTAATGAATAAAACAGTACGCAATCCAGAAATATTAATATTTGGCAATTCGAAAAAACTTTTAATAACAATATCTTTATCTAATATCATATTAACATACCCTACTATTTGCCCTGTAAATTCAAAGTCATTTAATTCTTCTTTTGCTTTTCTTATTAATTTTCTATATGTATAATATTCAGCATTTTTTAAAAAATGCAAATCATCTATTTCAATCTGTTGCAACAACTGCTTTGTTAATTTCTTGCCATCAACTTCAATAGTTTTAATTGTAATTGGATTGTCTTTAAATTTTATGTCCATAATATTTGATTGATTAGTTATTAAGGCTCAAAGTTAATGATTTTTTTAAATAAAAAAGGCTACAATATTATTCTAGTAGCCTTTTCAGTTTTAATCTTCAAACTCAGTACCAAATTTAGTACTCATATATTCTCTAAACTCAGTTTCATCTTCTGGAATTACATCTGTTTTTTTACTTTTTGGATTAGTATATTCAACAGCTGGATAATATTCTGAATATAGACCAGAATGTTCTAAAATTGCACACATTTCATCAAATACATAATATTCCCAGTATGAAGAACCAGCTAAGTCTGTAGGGTTGCTGAAATAAAAATTATCTGATTCCTTTAGTGTTGCTGGTCTATCTTTACCTTTTAAAAAGGTAGCAACAAAATCTTCAATGAACCAGTATTTAAAGATTCGTTTACTTCTCTGATTTAAAAGGATATTATACACCGGATAGTCATACATATTTACTTGTAAAACCACTGAATTATTATCAATTTTGTAAACTACAATATTGTCTACCACATCATTAATCACCTTTTTCATCTGAACTCTATCAGATTCAATTTTAGTTATTGAATCCGCTGAAAAATCAGAATTTTTAATTAGGTCTATTCTATTATCTATTAATGAAATATTTGATCTAGCTTTGGATATTTCCCTTTCGTAATCATTTATTGACTTATCAATTGCTATTTTATCCTTAGCTATATCATTTATAGAAAAAATACCCTGTTTGACTACATCTAATAGATTAGCCACCTTTTGCTTCTCAATTAGTATATATCTTTCTCTAAGTGATATTATTTCAAATAAAGGTTGTTTTTCAGCTTCTAGTTCAGTTATTTTCTTAGCTTTTTCTTCTTCGTCCAAGTTTGCAAATACAAATGAATTATTTTTGATAAAATCCCACACCAAGGCTTCAAATCTAAAATAATTAAATGTTGTATTGCCACATTTCTCTTTTGTACTTGTATAACTAGTGCATAAATAACTACCAGATTTTCCACTAGTATCTAGATGCCCAGACATCAAATTGCCACAGTGTCCACAAATAACTTTCTTTTGTAGTAGGTGGGTGTGATTTCTTGTTTTTTCTAGGAATTTGGGGTTTAAAACAAGCTTTTGTTGTACTTTATCAAACACTTCTTTATCTACCATTGCAGGTACTTCTTTCTTTATTTCTTGAAAGTATGTTTCACCGATATAAATCTTGTTTTTAAGCATTGAACTTATTACTCCAACATTCCATTTTATGTTATCAGTAGATTTAGAAAAACCACTTGCATTTTTAAAAGTACCGCTTGTACTATTTTTTTTATATCTGGTATCAAAACCTAATGTATTAGCATATCTTGTTAGGGCTGATAAGCTATATTTACCTGTAGAATACTTTTCAAACATATCTAAAACAAATGGTGCTTCTGTTTCATCAATAACTGTTTTACCTGTTTCAACATCCTTTTTGTAGCCGTAATTAATATAACCACCAGTAGCTAAACCTTTACTAGCTGAATTTCTCCGACCTCGCATAGTCCTACTTTTTAAAGTTTTTAGTTCTTGTTCAGCAAAATCAAAGAACATACCCACAACCATTTTAGTGGTTGGATCTTCTTCTAAAGTTGTTCTGTCAAGTGTCCAAATACCTCTATCTTTAAAATAAATTGGTATTTTCATTTCCACAAAATCACGAACAAAGGATCTTCCATCAATACTACTTCTACTTAGTCTGGACACCTCATAAATGAAGATAGCCTTAATTTCACCAGTAGCACAAGCTTCTTTCAATCTGGTAATAGATTTTCTTTCACTTACTCTAATATCATCTTTACCTGTTATATGCTCACCAAATATATAACTATCTGGTATATCATACCCAAAACCCTCTGCAATAGGCTTTAAATCATTCTTTTGGCTGTCTAAATCCTGTTGCTCAGTGGACACTCTTAACAATAAAGCTGCTTTCATATCGGTATTTATTAGTAGTTTTGTGATACAAAAATAGCCTAAACATTTTAAACTACAAAATGATTATACCGTTCACCAAAGGAATGCTTTAGGCAGTTATCAGTTATCATTAACCATTTACAATTAACCATTGATAATTATATAATGCGCTTTACTCTCCCTAAATATTTCCTTGTTCTTGTTCTTGTTCTTGCATTTCAATCCACATTGCTTTGTGCACAGTCCGGCACTACGGTGCGCCCACGTTTGGTAGTCGGAATCATGATCGATGGTCTTCAACAGAAGCATCTCGATTTAATGTACAATTATTTCGACAGCAATGGACTGAGAAAGATAATCGGTCAGGGTGCGAATTGCGAAAACGTACACTACGACATTATTTCAGCAGGGAATGCATCGGATATTGCCACGGTGATGACGGGAACTATTCCATACTACAATGGCATTGCGGGTGATAATTACTACAACAGAGCCGAAAAGGAAATTAAATCGATACTTGAGGATGAAAATGAAACAGGCATAGGAACCAAACTGACGGTTTCTGCTCACAACCTTCTTTCGAGCACCATCACCGATGAACTTATG